AGAAGATAATAGTTATGCGATCACCAGAGCACTGCGTCTGGTTGCGAGATGGTTATTTTTAATAACCAAAATTACAGCATTTACAACATTCTTAGTCATCCTGGTAGGTGTACTCGTCGAGTACACCTATCATTACTACGATACCATTAAGGATTGGTTACCTTTGGTCAACTTGGTTGTCCTATTGGTACTATTTCTTTCTAGGTTTCGCAGTTATTTAGCAACCGAGTACTCCGTAAGAGACGGATGGGAGTATGAGGGAACTGAACTTACGGAACAATTGGTGGAAGACTTTGTTGGGTCTAAAAAGGGAGATGAGCGTCGTGTAGCTCGTCGAATTCTCACACTTAACCGTGAGAGAGATGACCCATCCAATGAAGGCTCTCCGCGACGAATTAGTCGCCTGGTAGTTAGATTCTCCGATCTAGCTAAGCTGAGGTTTGGAACCCCGGCATACACGAAAGCGAACTTACAGGCTGTTCGACACTTCATATTGAGGGAGATGGATAAGGAGAAGGACCTCCGTTTGGCTGACAAGGCTAAATACATCGACCAATGTGTGCTCTGCACTTTCATCAAGTCAGAATCTGAACTTGATGCAGAGGCGTTTATGTCCACTAACGTGGCTAGCGTCTTGATGTGCAGGGACGCACAAAAGATATGATGTGGCCCTGGATTTATCGAGGGTGATCAGACTCAAACGACAGTGGAGAGGTGGGGGTTTGAGGATGGTAAGATTACACTCTTGAATAATACCAGGGAGAGGCACAGGAGAAATCGTCATTGTACTGTCCTTTGTGCAGGGATAGTAAAGGGTACATATGGCGTGCGTAACAATAGCATTTCTAACATAGTGCGTGGGATTAAAGAGAGGGTATTCATGGTAAGTACAGACGGAGTCTTTCATGAACCTTTTCGAGTACGACCCGGAGTGTTCAGCAAACGACTTGGTAAATTCAGGAATGGTGTTTGTAGACTTATGGCCCCGACCGCTAGGTGGACGACTGAAAAGTTCGTCTCAACAAGACCTGGCCGCACCCATAAGCTCTATGCCGCTGCTCTTGAAAGCTTGAAAGTGCGTGAGCTTTCCAGATCGGATGCCTTTGTTGACACTTTTGTTAAGGCGGAGAAGGAGAATAGAGATGAGAAGCCGGATCCCGCTCCTAGGGTTATAAACCCCAGGGGCCCGCGTTACAACATTATGTTAGGATGTTATGTTGCCCCGTTGGAACATTCAATCTACAATGCTATTAATCAGTACGAAGGGTACACATGCATCGCTAAGGGACTTAATGCGCGTGAGCGAGCTCGTATGCTGAGGTCTATTTGGGATAGTTTTGTTGAGCCTACCGCATACATTTTGGATGTAAGTAGGTTCGATCAACATTGTCACAGAGAGGCGTTGGCTTATGAACACAGCTTCTATAAGTCGCAGTTCCGTGGTGATGAGTTTCTGTCTGAATTGCTTAGTTGGCAACTAGACAATGTCGGGTATGCTAGGACATATGATGGTGCATTAAAATACGAAGTGAAAGGGAGGCGGTGTTCAGGCGATATGAACACTGCTCTTGGGAACGTATTGTTAATGTGTGCTATGGTGACTACATACTGCAGGCAACTTAAGCTTAACTATAAAATATTTGATGATGGAGACGATTGTGTTGTGGTGGTGGAGAAGGGATCTGTTTTCAATCCTGGTAATCTTATATTTGATTTCTTTAGAGAGCTAGGTTACAAGTTGAAAGTGGAATCAACTCATAATGTATTTGAAGAAATTACATTCTGTCAATGTCGAC